TTCCCTACACGACGCTCTTCCGATCTTATTCGTGTTCTTATATGTAGCGGTCGCGCCACTAGCTGACTCGGTCTTCTGAGTATTTCTGCCTTGGCTGCTAGGCTTTTTCTTAGCTGTTACTGCTGCTGAGGCTGCGAGCTTCTTCTTACGGGCGGCCTCTCTGTCAGCAATACGCCGTTTGGTTTCTGCGCCTTTCTTGAGGCGGTCTGCATCTTTCGCGGCCCAAGCCTTCTTACGAGCTGCGCCTGCATCTCTTTCTTTCTTGGCTCTAGCAACTTTTGCTGCGGCTCGTTCGTCGGTCCGCTTCTTAGCGGCGGCGGACTGCCCAGAGCGAGCGGTTCTACGTTTAGTGCCAGAGCTTGTTTTCGGTTTATCTTTACCACTTCCAAAAAATCCGAACATTGGTATTCGCCTATAGTAAAAAGCCCCTCCCCCGAAAGGAGGAGAGGCGTTTGTCTTACCTACTGTGCAGTATCTAAACAGATGACGCCGAAGTCCTGTACATCACCAGTGATATCACTGTTGTACTTGGGCTTGCGCATACCGAAGATCTTGCCTACTGAGATACCAGACTGGTTACCGTAGTCGAAAGTATCTTCGACCATTTCAGGCAGACCGATGTCAGCCAGTGCCAGAGCCTGAGCACCACAGAACAAAGCACGTCCACCAACAACATTGGCGTCTGCGCCCCACTTGTAGCCAGCAGCGCCAGCGTTAGATGAAGTACCAGTAGTAGCGCCAGAAGTGTTAAACACATGACGGAACTCGTGGATCATTACGCCGTCAACCATCAACGAAGCAGAACCAGAGAACAGGCTGTTGCCAGTACCGCGTACGCCAGCGTTGCGAACGTTAGCAAGGAAGTCAGAATCTAACTTCAGGCTAGCCATTTGCTGTGGAGTAACGAACATGTGGAACGTTTCTTGGTTACCTGCACCGCGAATACCACGGATGTAGTTATCTTTGGCGTAGGCTTTCAGGTTAACGATGGTGCTATAACCGATCTTATCGGTAGCAGCAACAGCAGTAGTATCACCAGCAACTAGGCCAGAAGTAGCATCCCAGCGACGGTGACGAGCTGAGGTAGGAGCAGATACGTCAGAAGCAAACTCTAGATCGACAAGCTCTTGGCCGTTTACAGCGCCGCTAACTACAGTGCGTAAGCCACCGTTGTTTTTAGTCGTGTACGCAACACCAGAGAGGGTCAAGAAAGCAAGCTGGTCACAACGGTCAGCCATTGCATAAGCAAGTGCATCGCGAGACTGCTCACGGAAGTTAACAACAGTTTTCTGGTCGGTCATACGGCCAGCAATACGGTTTGCGAAACGCAACTGATCCAGCTCGATGCTGATGTCATACGCGCGCAAGGCTTCTTCGTTGCCTTCCAGAGTAAAGTCACCAGTGATACCGTCGCCGGTCATGTCAGCTAGCAAAGTAATGTTAGCTTTAGTACCTTTGTTGTTCTTAGTCAGTTCAGTAATACGCTGAACCATTGCATTTGAACCGCTACCAGCGAACTGGTTGATGAAAGATTGATTACGAGCTACTTTCCAGAAGTCGCGGCTCCACGCTTGGAGTTGGTCGCCCGAAAGCGTACCGAAATTTGTTAAGGCCATGAGAGGCTCCATATAAAGTAAGATAAATTACTAGCGGCATTAGTGCCACTAATATAAGCAGCCGACTTTAGGAGCGGCTAATCCGTTTTCCCACTATCGTGTAGAAGAACGTTTAGCGTTGATTAACGAGGGGCGTCCTCGGCAAGTTTAACGCCTATACAGGCGAGGGGTTACGTTTTTTACGGCTACGGGCCGACCAGTTATCGTACTGATAGACGTATAAAGCATATTAGTACAGCTAATATATTAATGCAACCGCTATTGTCCTTTGTGGCTGTTTTACCATTTCACCTTGTCAGCCCAGTAAGCCGCCGACATTTTTCCCTTCGCAATGTTCTTTCCGTGACGCGCTTTAAAGCTCGCGCGCTTCGCCTTCATCCTGTCACCTTCACCAGCCTTGGGTTTCCCCGCAGTAGACGCGCCCTGCTCCCCAAACCGGATGGTTTTTACCTGATCCCCCGATTTCGCTACAACAACATGTGATTTTTTTGCGTGGCTAGGCGTCCGCTTAGGCTTATTAAAGCCCGAGACTCCTGCTCGGGCTAATCGTGGGTCTTTTTTAACTGTCATAATTACCTCATTAGAGAATATCGCCGCGCATGCGCTTCAAAGTTGCTTCCGGCAACGCCGCAAACTCCTCTTCAGTCATGTCGGACAGGTTAGACGTCTTCTCGCCATGCATCGCCGAGCTTTCACCTGGCAATTCGGGCGGTTGAGAATCCGCAGCCTTGAGCTTTCGACTAACAGTGGCCCGCTTTTTGGCCAGTTCGTCTGTTTTTTGGGCCTTTCCGGCCAAACTTGGCGCTTCTTGGCCGGTGCCATCTAGCTCGTTGTCTTTTACAACGTAGCGAACAGCTTTTGACAGCGCATCGACAGCTTCGTACCCTTTCAAAATGAATGCATCGCGCAACTCGACGACTTCGTTAGTTATATCCTCACTGAAATCGGCAGAGTTACGGTCGAACACGGGGTACGCTTCCTCCATAGCGGTCGCTGCTTGCTGAAGAGCGTTCTGTTGGCGGTCTTGGTTGACCGTTTGAGACATTTCCTGCCGCATTTCGAACTCTAGGTCGGCGCGTTCTGCCTTTCTGATCTCTCTGCGGAGTGCGACGGCCTTATCCGACTCTCCATCAAGAACCATTGTCTGATATTCGACTTCTTTCGCATCAAAATCGTAGGTTTCCGGTGCATCTTCTGCCTTTACGTTAGCAGCGGTGGCTTCGTCTAACTGTTTTTGAAGAGCTTTCTGTTTTGCGAGTACTTCGTCGAGCCTTGCCTTCGGCACCATCGGCTTTTTCGAGGTTTTTCCCTTCGCTACAGGCACTTCTTCCTCAACTTCTGCGACTTCTTCCTCGGCTTCTTCCTCGACTTCTTCCTCGACTTCTTCCTCAACACTTTCTGGCACCAAGTCTTCCTCTTCTTCGACACTTTCTGGCGCCAAACTTTCTTCCGCTACTACTTCTTCGACTTCTGGGAAACTCAGGTCAAGTAGTTCGTCCGAATCTGCCTCGGGCGTGTCAGCCCCAGGCATAACTTCGTACATAGTTGTAGCTTCTTCTGTCGTATCTTCGTTTTGCTTACTCATCTAAGAACTCCTATCGTTCCTGGGGGGGTGGGGTAGTGTTTTTTGCGGCTTGCATAGCTGTTGTAGCCATCTTGACCGCGGCTGATGTTTCAGATTGACCTTGACGAGCTTGATTTGAGGCCGCTGATAACTCTCGGCGTAGCTCAAGCTGCTTCTCGTTCATTTCTATCTTCGCTTGCAGCTCTGCCATTCTTACCTGCGGGGCTACTTCGGCTTGGTCTTGCGCTTTGGACATGTTTAGCGCAGCTTCTGACTGTAGTTTTCGGACTTCTGCATCTAACTTAGCGAGCTCAAGCTGCAGCTGCTGCATCTGGATCTGCTGGTTTATCTGCATAGCCTCTACTTGTTCTTCGGTAGGCGGTTCCTGCCCCGTCATGACGCGTATACGCTTAGCAAGCTCCGCCTTTTTAGCGAGGTGGCTATACTGGATCACTGCATCGTCTGGGATAGCGACGCCAGCGTTACGTAGGCTTAGGGCTTCTGCGAATTGAGTCTCATCAAAACTGTCTCTAGCGGGCGCTGTCGCAACAATGACGTCGTACTCCCCAATAGTAAGGTTGTTGATGATGTCGCCTTCAGGAGTCTCTTGGTTGACTACCATAGGTATTCTAGGTTGCAGCGGGTCGGTTTCGTCGGTGACCTGAATAACGCGCTGCTCTGTATAGAAGGTCTGTATAAGATTTAAAATCTTTTCGGCAAGGTACTGTCGAGACTTGCGCAAGTTATCCAAAGGCACTTGGATCATGATCGCGCCGCGGTTCTGTTTTGCGGCAATCGCTACGCCTGATACTTCAGCACTGTCCGTGCCGAGCATCGAATCGTTAACGCCGGATATCGTCTTTATGTTCAACGCGGCTTTCTGCGCAATGCGATCTAGGC